GACAAAAGAGGTATACAGGTATTAAAAATACTATTTTCTATAATCATCAGATGAATTTTATATGTATATATAATGCGAATTATATATATTAATAGTTGAAATAATTTATAAATACCGTGTTCTTTGTTTAAATATCGATTGATAAATAAGGAGGAGTAAAAGGAGGGTAAAATGAAATTCTAATGGAAAAAGGTGCAGATGTTCATGCTAATGGTGGAGTTCGCATATTTTCAAGTTCTTGACACTGTAAATTGTACGTAGAAAAAATTTATCGTACAAGGAGAATACCATGAAAAAAAATTATGTTGCAATTTATGTAATTGTTATGTCTATTGTTATATCTATTCTTTCATGTATCATTATAGGTGTGAACATCGGCTCCATGTTTGATATTAGTTTTCACGGTAAAGATGTTTTTTGGATACTTATGATTCCTACTTATATTTCAATGGTTGTTTTAAATACTGCAAGGTATTACAATAATCAACTTATAAAGGAATATTATATGAGAATCATCTATACAATTCTTGGTGTACTTGTTATGTCGGCTATAATTGGATTTTTCACATCCGTAAAATTTGCATGTATAATAGGAGGTATATATATTATATCTTTTATAATATTACTCACATGTCCAGTTATTATACATAATTTAGAAAGGGGATGATAAGTAATGTTTGAATTTATGATTATAATACTAGTGGAGTTCGCATGTTTTCAAGTCCTCGCCTCTATAAATTGTACGTAGAAAAAATTTATCGTACAAGGAGAATACCATGAAAAAATTTATCGTAGGGACTATAGGATTAGTGTCTTGTGTATGTGGTTGTCATTCGGTATATACTGATACTCCAACTGGAATAACAATATCTGGTTTATTAGTACTTATATTATTCGTGGGATTTTACGAAAAAGAAAGTTAATATTATATCATTAGAAAGAGAGATACACATCCTAAATTGGATGTGTATCTCTCTTTCTCTTCCTAAGTTGTTTTTTTTGTTTTTATTATTGTGATGGGAACAAAATAATAACAGGGATAGATAGATCGACGGATCGAAAAGGAAAATCCTGATTCCCTTCTATCTCTTTATTTTAAAATCAGGAAATAATTTACAGGAGAATTTAATTATGTGTGAAATATTTGAAAATTTATCATTAGAAAATATTAATGGAGAGATTTGGAAAGAGATTTGTGGATATGATAGTGATTATTTTGTAAGTAATTTAGGAAGAGTTAAGAGTTTTAAGTATGATAAAAAAACAAATACTGATGTCAGGATATTAAAACAAATAGAAAATAATAGAGGATATTTACAAGTTAGTTTATCTAAAAATGGAAAACCTAAAAATAAACAAATTCACACTTTAATGTATGAAACTCACGTAGAAAAAACTTCAGAATGATATGTTGTTCATCATATTGATGATAATAAAATAAATAATATTTTAGAAAATTTTCAAATGATGACCAAAGGAGAACATACAATATTACATAATAAAAATAAAATAGTCTCAGAAGAATCAAAGAAAAAACAATCTGAAAAAATGAAGGGTGAAAATAATTCATTTTATAATAAAAAACATTCAGAAAAAACATTGAAGTTAATGAGTGAAAAAAAGAAAGGTGAAAATCATCCAAGAGTAAAATTAACAGAAAAAGATGTTATTCGAATTAGAAAATTAGATGAAGGAAATTTAACACAAAAAGAAATTGCAAAAATGTTTGGAGTTAAACCAAATACAATTTCAAATATAAAAAATAGAAAAATTTGGAAACACATAAAATAAATAGAAAGGAAAAATATCCTGATGCCTGACAATTTAGGTCATAAATCTTTTGTACCGTCACGTTCGTATGATATAAATTTAACCATAAAAAATAAAGATTATTCTAATGATCTTGTCAGATGTGATATCATGGCGTCTGTGAATTCTGTATATGACACTGTAAAATTAGAATTATTTATTGACCCACGTGACATAATTGTTGGAATAACTGGTGAAGATCCTCTAAAATTAACAATTACGCCAATCGGAAGTGTGTATGGTGATAGACAGGAAAAATTTGAAATAGAATTAATGTCTATTAAATCATCATTTGAAATACCGATTAAGTCTATGTTATATAAACCATATCAAGTAGACCGAACAGTGTTTCCAATTGTATGTGTTTCAAGAAAAGCTTTTCAAACAATGACAACACTTGTCAATGGGGTTTACATAGGACAAACTATCCAGTATGTTATTCAAGATTTGGTCAGTTCAGTTGGTACAGGTGCTACATTAGATATGGATATAGATGGTTTAAACAGTGAAAAAATAGATCAAATTCTAATTCCACCAACAACTTTATCAAATGCTATTGACTACCTTAATAAAACATTTGGTATTTATAGTGGTATACTCCAATATGATTGTTCGTACGATAATGTAGTTCATGTTAAAAATTTGACAAAAATGATAACAAAAGAATCAACATTTACAGTATATCAATTAGCAAGTGATAATAAAGAAAATTTAAATATTTTGACTGAATCATCTAAAAAATCAAATGTGTACTACACGTATGATCAAATAAATTTGGTATATGGAGGAAATTTAAAAGCATCTAAATTATCCAAAAATATAAAACATATTGTAAAACCTTCAGACACTTTATCCTATAAAATAGAACAAGATATAGAAACATTAGCAGAAGATTATGGCTTATCTTTTAGTACTCAAAATAATAAAAAAATAAAACTCGATTCTGTTATCAATAACAGAACACGATATTATATTAATGATACAGGATATGAAAAAGAAGAACAATTTGCCATTGCAAATATCGCAAAATTGTTAGCCAATATCACAATGTTAGACTTTAGACTTGAAAGGAATTTAAATTTATTACCACTATTAGAAACAGGTAATAATGTTAAATTAAATTCAAAAATTTCCGAATATGTAAATTTAACTGGTAATTATATTCTTAAATCTTCTATTATTTCATTCAATAGAATAAGAGATTGGGAAGCAGTTGCAAAAATATACTTGATGAGAACTAACCAGAACAGGTAAGGATTTAACATTTATGCTGAAAGACACTAAGATAAAATTAAAAGAAAAAACTGAAAAGCACATTGAGGAGTATTTCAAATGTAAAAATAGTTTTGAATATCATATATCAAAATATATTCTTCTCGAACTGCCTGGAGGAGATATATACATTAATCCATATGATAAACAAAAAGAACTTTTACAACTTGTTTATCAAAAACACTATGTTATTGTTATAAAAAGTAGACAAATTGGTATAAGTACAATTATTCAGGCATATATATCTTGGTTGGTTGTTTTTCATGAAAATGTTGTTGTTGGTATTGTTTCAAAAGACGGCAAAGAATCAACGGATTTTGCCCGTTTTATTATGGGATTTATAGACAAATTACCTAATTGGATGCAACCTAAATTCACAAAAAGAACAGAACGTACATTTATCCTTAAAAATGGTTCTAAGTGTTATGCGACTCCGGTTGATCCTAAAGCTCCATCTAAATGTCTTCGTGGTAAATCGGTTACATTTTTGGTTCTTGATGAGGCTGCACATACAGAAAAATTAGATGATGCGTGGACATCCATGGTTCCAACATTAGCAACTAATCAAAAACATGCTAAAATGGCAGGTGTTCCATATGGTACGATTATATTGTCAACACCAAACAAAACTACAGGTGTTGGTAAATTCTTTTATTCAAGATATTTGAAGTCTATAGCGAATGATGGTATATTTAAACCGTTTATTATTCACTGGAAAATGATTCAAGAATTAGCTGAAGACCCAGATTGGTATAAAATGCAATGTGATTTATTTGATGGTGATCTAAGAAAGATTCAACAAGAACTTGAACTTAAATTTTTGCCCACTGAAGGGTCATTTTTTGATGAAAAAACCAATGTTGTTTTACAAGACAATCCAAAAGATCCTATAGAAGTTCAAAAGATTTTTAATGGTGAAATAAGAATATATGAACATCCTATAGATGATAAACACTATTTAATAGGAGTTGATACAGCCACGGAAAACGGTGATGATAAGTCAGCCATAGTCGTGGTTGATTATGAAACAATGGATCAAGTTTGGGAGTATCAAGCCAAATGTGCAATCACAGATTTTGCCAAAATTGTTGAAGTTGCATGTGCTACATATCCAGGAACACTAATCGTTGAAAATAATACAGTTGCGAGTCAATTAGTTGAAGGCTTAGATAGAAGTAATTACCACTCTATGTTATACAGAGGAAAATTAAAAGGAAATGGTATCAGAAAGGCTCCAACAATTGTTCCTGGTCTTCCTGTCAATAGACATACAAGACCTTTGATTATTGATTCATTATATTCTTATGTTACAAATTATCCAACAACAATTAAATCAAAGTCTTTGGCCTTAGAATTAATTGGATTGGTTACAAAAAAAAACAATAAGGTTGAAGCTGACACTGGATGTCTTGATGATTTGGCTCTTGCTCTCTCATTCTGCTGTTATGTGCGAAAATTTGATCCGCCTTTAGTAATGAGCACAACAAATTCAAAACAATTATCAGATTTTGGAGATATCTTAAATTTGAACGATGACATATCAATAGATAAAATGGATAATGGTCATATAATGAAACGTATTAAAAATAATTTGGATAAAAATGATGAAAATAATTTAGGTTTTATAAATGTAATGGATTTTTATAATGATAAATAGGATAAAACATAAAGATGGCTATTATATAATATATGATTGTGGTCATTATAAATTTAAATTAAGGATATAAAATGAATAATATAACCGAGTTTTTCGCTTTGCCAGTTGGACTAATACCTGTCTCTGTTTTAGGATCGAAATTATATACTTCGATAATATTAAGAAAATCATATCTTTTTTCTATGTCGAGAGTTGAAAGGCTATCTCAGTCAGTAGGAAAAATTTCAGAATTAATAAATAATAAAAAAATTATACCATGCTTTCTATTAAAACCAGGAATTATATCTACTCTTTTCTCTAAAATGTTTCAGTCAGATAGAATTAGATCTTATGATCAATATTTTAGGAAAGAAATGGAAAATGTTTTTGGTTTTTATAATTCTGGTGATAATAATATATTTATTTTAATAAATAATAAATCACTAAAAGTTAATAAATTTGGTTTTGTAGATACTGATAAAATAGCGAGTGTCACCATCCATGAATCAACTCACATGGCTGCATTTAAAAATTCACTAAAATTTATGAAATCTTTTAATTCAATTTTAATACAATATTATAAAATATATTTTTCATCAGTATTTTCACTAGAAAATGTTAATGACAGTACAATAGAAAATATAATCAAATTTTTATTTTTTAAATTTGAAAAATCAGCACATGTTTCTAAAAGTGGTATGGATGAATATCATAAATTATTGATGGAACTCAAAGATAATTCAACTGCTGATAATTTTGAAAAAATAGTTGATAAATTATTTACTGCAATTTTAATATTCGTAAAAAGTACATCCAAATTTATAAATAATATAAATAAATTTAATAATATTATTAATCCACTACAATCAACATACACAAAAGTATTTGGAGGATCGGATCCCGGTAACATTCCAATTCAAGAATTATTATATCCATCAGAAGTGATAGCTGTAGGATCTGAAATTGGAAATAATAAAAATATTATAAATAACATATTTAGATTATTATAAGGGGATAGATTATGGTAGATAAAATACCAAAGTTCGATGATAGAGAAATCAAAGAACAATCAAAAAAAATAAGTTCAATATCAAATTCTGTAAAAAAATTACAGGAAGGTGAATTGAGAAAAGTTTCAAACACTAAAGATGTTAATCGACTAATCTCAACTACAGCCAAAGTTGTTCAGAAACTTGGTGGTGCTGCTGATGCCATGGTCACAGGTATTAAAAATACAACAGTTGGCGCAGCTAAATACAGTAAAGAGGCTATTAAACAATATGGTCAAGCACTTCAAGAAGACATTCAGTTAGACGTTGGAAAATTACGTGTTCTCTCCGCTGCTGGTGGTCCTGTCGTGGGATATTTTATAAATAAACTTTTAGAGACCCCTGCATTTAAAAATGCCATTGGTAAAATAGCCGAAACAATGTCTGTTGCTGGAACTAAATTTAAAAATTTAATCACATCAGGAGCTAAAAGTATTGGATCTGTGTTTGGAAGAATAGGCAGTGTATTTGGTAGATTATTTAGAAGAGGAAAAAAACCTGAAGAATTAGTTCGCGGATCTACCAAACGAGAAAAAACAAAACGTGGTGTATTTGTCGAGAAAGATGGAGAAATATTATATTATCCAACTGGTGGAAGAAAGAAAGTAAAAACTGAAATACCGAGACTTCAAGAAGGCGGTGTTATTGGTAGAGGTGGTTTGGCAAGATTACATCCGGCTGAAATTGTAATGCCTATTGAAGAATTATTAAAATATCAAGAAAAATCTAGAAAATTAACACAAATATCATTTACCAAAAGTTTTAAAAAAATAAGAGATGAAGGTTATGTAGAATACGAACAACCATTTCATAAAAGATTTCTTGATGGTCTATTTGAACTTAAAGCGGCGATTGTTAAAGATCCAATTAATTTAACATATAGATTACGTAATATGTGGCTGGGATTTTTAGACAAACATCCTGTGTTTAGAACTTTGAATAGAATAGGTGGATTTTTTCTTAAACTTCCATTTAGAATATTATTCAGTAGATTTGGTGGTAAATATAGAAGATTAGTTTCTCAGAATAATAATCCATTAGTGGCAACGGCTCAAACTATTGGGGCATTCTATCCATTAATGACATGGAAAATGGATCAACAAATTCAACTATTAGAATATAATTTAGAAGCCAATAGAGACACCGCAGCAGCCCTAACTGGAAAAAGATATGGACCAGTACATTTAATCAAATTTGGTCGTACATCCCTTGTCAAAATCCTTAGTGGGTACATGACAAAAATAAAAACAGTAATCGGAAAATTAACTGTTCGTGGGGCAAAAGCTATCACAAGAAAAGTGCTTGGAAGACCACGAGAAGAGATTAAAGAATTCAGAGAAGAATCTCCTATGGAAGTTTTAATTAAAATTCAATCTAAGGCACTATACAGATTAGATTTAATGTTAAGAAAACAAATTGGTATTGGAATGTATAGATTATTAATGTCAAGAGAATCTGAACAGATAGAGAAATTGGTAGATATACAGAAAAATGACAGCAGACAAAGACTTACAATAATGGAAAGATTTAAAGGTTTTATGAAAAAACACTTTATGAAAGTTGTTAGAGATGTAGGATTAGTTTTAAAACGAGCTGCTAAATTTTCATGGAATCTTATAAAACCGTTTATTAATGCGAAAACATTAATGATTATTGGTGGGATTATTATATTGAGAAAAATTCTGAATAAATATGCCGAACAAATTTCGCGTAATTTGAAATTGGTATTTGATTATTTCAAACAATTCAATATTAAAGATGTCTTAAAAGATGCGTTTAAATTCTATGGAGATAAAATTAATAAGTTTATCAAGTGGGGTAAAGGCACAGATAAGAGAATTAAGGAATGGGCTTTAGGTATTCAAACCAGATTCAGAAAATGGCTCAAAGAACTTCCAGGAAGAATATGGGATTATTTTAAGAATCTAACTCTTTCAAAGTCAGTAGATAATATTAGCAAATCAGTGTCAAGTGTTGCCACAGGTGTTAAAGAAATGCCAGATAAGATAGTCAGAGGTGTTCAAACAATTGGAGATAAACTACTGGCAGTTGTTAAAATATTATTATGGCCAATTGAAAAAGTACTTGGACTGGTTACTAAAATATTATTTCCAGGAAAATTTAGAGAGGCTATGGGTAAAGAATTCTCTGAGAGAGGAGAAATTGAACGACGGACAAGTGTGACTAGAGGGATTGCTGAGTCAAAACTTATGAGAGCCTATAGAAGAAGACTTGAAAGAGGAAAGATATCACAGACAGCTTTCGATAGAATAACTGAAGGTGGTCCTACTGGTATGACCGATAGAATTATCCAATTAAGAAGAGATAAAGAAATCATTCAGATTGGTGATATGATAATGACCAGTCGTGAAAGATTTGGGACGATTGGAGCCAAAGCACTATTTAAAGAAAAGGTCACAAGACAAATCACCGAAAAAGTTGGAGAGGCTAAAAAAGTCGCTGGAGGATTTATTAGCAAAGTTGGTAGAGGTACTGTAAGAACAATAAAAGCCATACCGGAAGTTGCAATTAGTGCCGCAGAAACAGTCAAAATAAAGTCTGAAATGGCTAAACAACAAATTCAAGAAAAAGTTATCACACCAGTATTATCGACATCTGAAATGGCACGCATGAAAGCCGGAGAAAAGGTAAGTGAGATTAAGGCTGGACTTAAGTCTAGTAAAGAGGTTCAAGAAGGTCTTGATAAAATGAAAGAATTCCAAGGTGTGATTGTAAATAATTTTAATAGGGCCACAAATATGATCAATAGTTCTGTATCAAGTATGGCCAATGGGCAACAGGATAAAGGTATTGAATTTGATTTGGATCCTAATGTATTTGATATAATAAGGGGAGATTTGGAATAATGACAAAATTACCTGATATAATAGGTCAACCGCCAACTGGTCCAACAAGTTATGAATTAACTTATAATTCATTACCAATTATAGAAATAGAACCAAAAAAACCTCAATTTGAAACTGCTGCGACATTATTCACTTTAGTTTCTGATTGGAATTCATATGAAAATCTATTAAAAGAACATGAATTTTCACTGGTATCTAAACCACTAAAATTGGCATTTATAGCCGATAATTTTCCAACCGATACTTTTACAAATCAGTATTCAGAGTCATTCCTAAACAGATTTACAGATCTTGTTTCTTCTGGTGCTGCTGAATTGGCTCAAATTACAGGTCAAAGAAGTGCTGGAGAGGCCGTTAAAAGTATGTTAAATGCCATGTCAAAATCTGATGTTGGACTTGTAAGTGCGTTTGGTGAAGGAGCCAAAGGAGCATTGGGTGCGGCTAAAGGGGCTTTTCAAAGTGTGGCATCTGGAATGGGGGCTGCTGGCAGTAGAATTGGAAAAATAGCTGAAATGACTGGTAAATTGTTAGGCGGTGCTCGCGTTGATATGCCTATGATTTGGAAGAACAGTGGGTTTACTCCTTCGTACACCATTACGGTTAGATTATATAATCCACAACCGTCTAATCCTATTATGAAAGAAAAATATATAGTTGGTCCAATAGCTGCTATATTACTGTTGGCACTTCCTCAGACCGAGGACGGGGTATATTATAATTGGCCATTTTTCTGTACAATAAAAGTTCCTGGATTGTTATATATTCCTTCAGCCTATATTGGTAATATCACATTGGTTAAAGGCGGAGATCAACAACAGATTTCATATTCACAAGAAATGGGTGTTGTTGACGTTAGAATTGAATTTGGAAGTTTGTATGACACAATGATTGCTGGTTTATCTTATCAATCCGACAGTAGACCAACGTTGAAGAATTATTTGGATAATATGAGAGATAAAAAATCTATCTTTCATAGAGATGAAGTTGGGGGTGGATCACTTCCATTTCCAGAAGACATATTACTAAAAGCAGAAGCAGATGCAAGATTAAATCAAGGAAGTATTGATGTGACGTCAGAACCATCTGATAGGGTTTCGACAACTGATTATAATGATGCGGTTGGTTTATTAGATAATCAACCCACCATAGCTTAAATAAGAAATAGACACTCATGAACAAAAAATTAATTCTGTTCGTGAGTGTCTCTATTCTAACATATTGTGTTTTTTAATATCATCGTAAGATAAAGAGCAACATATAAATTAATCATAAATTTTGATTGATTACTCAAACTATTATATTTTTCTCGGTATTTAATATCGTCTATTAATTTCTCGACTAATTCACTAACTTGTTGTTTAAAATAAATAACAGATGCTGTTCTTTTAATCGACATTAAATCTCTAATATATTTATAATAACTTTTTCCACATAATGTCTTAACATCTTTAATATTTCTCAGGAATAATTTCATTATTATTTTAATATTGTCTAAATACTTAACATTAGTCATAGAATTCGATAATAATATGGTAATAGACAAATTTATTTTTGTAACTATTTTAGCATCTGACATAGCCTTTTTATCAACATATTTATAAACACATATTTTTTTGGCTATTAATTCTATAATTCTTTGATATTTATCTTGTGATTGTTCTTGATATTTGTTGCCTGTATCTTCATCTTCACTCTCATAAGGATTTCGAATCGTAGTTTTTCCCTCAACTGCTTTATAATAAATCTCAGCAAAGGATTTTATACTCTGAGATAAACGTGTTCTGTTTTCTGTAATCATCTTGGCAATTCCTTCAACACTACCATCTCTAATTGCCTGTGTGTACCGTTTCATTATTTCTTTTGCCATAAAGAATAATGAATTGGCAATTGTTTTTTCTCTACTGTATAAGTGTGTTTTTGCAACATTCTCTAATCCATATTTAAATGCGTCTGGATTACAGTATTTTGGAAATTGTTTGTGTATCAAATTCGCGTAAGTTCTTAAGACATAATATGTCATTGTTGTTGTGTATCCAGATATATCATTATTCACTAAAAAATAGTGCATGATATAAATTATTAGATTACTTATTGGATCTTTAATTAATTGAAATTCTGAATATTTAGTTCCATAATAAAATCTTTTGACATATTCTTTAACATTTTTTTCTGTTAAACCTGTAAGGTGTAACATATCAAAATAATTTTTCTTTAGTTTGGGCATATAACAAGGTGTAGAAATTTCCATCAGCTCGTGGGCAGTAATCTTTAGTATAAATTGCTTCAAACCACCGTGATTTATTTTTGCAGTTTGATTTAACATTTCCATTATAAAATCTCCACATTAATGGAATCACTAATCAGAAGATTTCCGCTTGTAAAAAAAACATATTCTGGTCCATATTCTAATAATTCGTCTTCTTCCAAATCTTCTAAATCAAAATTAAAATAAATATCCGATTCTGGACTAATCAACACACAGTAAGATACCCCGTCAATTCCTTGAACTGTTCTGATTATTTCAGATCTGTAAATTTCGGCATTAGAACCAAAGCGCGAACCAAATGTACTTATTAATGTTGATCTAACAAGGGCGGCCAAATCAACATTAGATCCACCGTATGTTTCATCTTTAAATATTTCCAATGATATTTGAAGCGGTATATCATAGATTGGAAGAACCCAATCTTTACCAGTATATAAATATCTGTATCCTTGATTTATCACATAAACAGTATCATTTGAATTTGGAACTGTATATGACCATGATGGTTCGTATAATGGTGACACACCTGTTGAATCACATTCGGCTATTTGATTTTTTCTAGAATTGTATCTACCAGCACATCCTGCTGTGACACACTCGGCTACAATATATCGATCACCAACATTTGGATTATTAGGTAATGTGGAAATATCAGTAACTCTATATTTTGTGATTTTATTATAGATCATATTTTTCATTGAGCCTGTAGTGTTTGTAAATTTTAGATTAACAAAATCTGTTAGCATTCTATAATTAACAAAATCCATATTAGATAATATAGATTGAAGGATTTGCATTTCAAAATCAGATTGAACAACAGAAGTTGAGTCATAATATGACGCCTTAATTACTGGAATGTCATATACAGTTACACTTGTTGAATCTGATGAAATATTACTCAACATAAATGAATTCAATGATTTTCTAAATGTGAATGTATTGGAGTATCTTGCAACTTGATTTCCATCAGGGTCTCTTGTTGTGAAATAGTACGTTTGTTCATCAGTTGGAATATTTGTATAATCTGAAAAATCTAACACAAATTTTTTAAGTTCAATATTGTTTGTCATATCATATTTAGTACTTGTTGATAATACTTGCATTTCACATGTCGCACTACCATAAGAAGTGTTTGATTCTGGTACCGTATAAAACATTTCAAATGTTGCGCCATTTCCAACTCTCGTAACAGTTAAATTACCCAATGGAATAATATATGGTTGTTGATTTGGTGGAGGATCATAACTTCTAACCAACATAGGAACTTGTGTGATCATATTCATAATATACGTGTAATACGCGGCATTATTGGCTGTTGTATCAATAGATAAATCAAATAATGTATAATAATTTTCACTTGTTGAATCAGTACATTCAGAACTAATCGATATGGTAGAACCTCTTGGAACATATGTTGTGTTTATATCATATGTTGTATAAGCATTTCTCATAGGAACAATTTCACTACCATATATTAAATTGGTATATAATTGAATCTCATTGACTCTAACATCTGATCTTTTAAGAACTGGTTTAGAATTTGATGTTATTGGAGAATTTGGCATAACAACATTGGCATTAACATAATCATTTTCTGTGACAAGTCTACTTAGTGATGTTAAATTATCAATTGCATTTTGTTTTATATCTTCAAGTGACTCCTCGTCTGTTCCATTAACGGCTGGAGATACATTTGTTACCGTATAATTAACGTTCTTTGTAATACCATCATCAACGGTGTACAATCTTTGTCCTGTATTGATAGAACCGGCTATAACATTTCCATCTAAACCTTGAGTTTCTTGAACAGTCACTCGGACTATTGAACCAGGTAGTGGCTGAACGCCTATTAATCCATTTCCAAAATATAATCTTACCCCTGAAGATGTCCTTCTTGAAACATACCCATAATCATCAGATGCCATTAAATATGTACTATTAAATTCTGTATACGTTCGGTATGATGAACCTCCTGGATCTTTCAACTGAACTGTCATTGTACTCACTTTTCCAGTTAATGGAACATCAATATGAGTAAATTGATATGCTTGAAGACCTTCATCAATTTGAAATTCTTGAATAATATTTTCATATTGTCTAACTGGTAGAATAAAACGAAATTGTGGTTCCGCACTTGTCGTATCAATGTTTGGTTCTATATTATATATCTTATTACCATCTGTTACAGTGATCGTAACTGAATTGTTATTTTGGACACTGATAGATGTTGTATAATATGTAACAAAAGGAATTGTTTGCGCCTTAAATTTGAAATTCTGAGAAATTCCAATTGTGATATCATCATCTGTGAATGTCAGTGGGACTGTTATTAAGACATTAGCCTGTGAATAATTTGCTTCTTCTGTGTTATAACCTAAAAATGTAGCCAAATTATATATGGATTCAGGTAATTTCGCCTTCGTTAAGAAAAATTCATTGTAAACACTGGATTCATAGAAAACTAAATTTGAACTTAACGTGGCTAAAGTTTCTACAAGAAAAGATAAAAATGATCCTTTGGTAAGTGTAATGTTCTCTAGTTCTAAATATGTCCGTAAATATTCAGTAATTTGCAGGACCGTGGCGTCTTTAGATGAATATATTTGAGAACTTAAAGTTGTAGATGCCATTATTTCACCTCCTTGTTATTTAGTTTTATGCGCTTCCATATTTTATTATTTTTTATAAGTGAAATTGTCATCTGACTAACTCCAATATTTCACACATTTATAAACTCCTTCTTTGTTCAATCAAATATAATAGAAACCGCTATTTTCATCGTATAAATTATTTAATCTATCTGTTGTATTTTCACACTTAATCATCATTCGTGTTAAAAATGTTGCTTGTGGAATACTGTAAATTTTTTTCGTATAATTAAAAAAAGAATATATATTTTCAATGTGTTCATCTAGTTCTTCAGTAGTTTTCGATTGAAATACTTCTAATCTTAATTTCCAAAATCTTTTATTAGTATTAGGATATATTTCTATTCCTGAAACAACAAAAATTGGATATGTATTTGTTGAATCTGTACTTAAGTAATCTTGTTCCAATTTAATTATATCTCCTGGATATGGTGTTATACCATATGTACCAGGGATTGTAATCGTTGTCTCATTCATTTTTAAATATCCATTTTCAGATCCATCAAAAGCAGTTGATATTTCTTCTGAGAAGTAAACAGGAATTAATAAATATTTATTCCATTTCACACCTGATAGATCACCTATTCGCTCATATGCACCACCAAATATTTTATCATTATCCCAGACTGTTTCACTAGTATTTATATTATAATATGTAACTAAATAGGCTATTCCATGTTTGGAGTAATAGTCTTGAACTAATGATTGAAATTCATGTATGTACGAATATAGACGAGTATAAAACTGAAAATTATTTGACATTTTATTATCCTTCCAGATCTCTTAATTGGTCAATATGACTTTCATGTTCTTCTTGTTTTTCATCTAAATATTCAATTAACTTGGAAATTGTGGTTGTACATCTTTCAGGATTTTCTGTTCTCTCACACCCACCTAATTGTCCTCTCAAACGTGTTGCGAGTACTCTGGCATTGTCAGCCATGGCTTGATGGGAACACATTTGGTATTTAAGTTGATCATCAGGAAATCTTGTTTTACATCTTGCATTAGATGTTGTGTTCATTTTAGAATAAACATTGTTAATAACACTTTTAGTGTAAGCACTATCTGCCATTATTACTATGTCCTCATATTCTGTTCATCATGATATTTTCGACCTAAATGTGCTAATTTTTTCATTGCGATCATCTTGAACGTTTTAGGATTAACATCATCAGTTTCTAAATTAATGTTCCCTCTAAGAACGTATATTTTGGTTTTATCTGTAGTGTATTCTGGTTCAAATGTTAGGGACAAATCAGATTTAATATATTGTCCTTTATTTGGAAATGAATATATATATTTTCCCTGACCTTGATCACTGACTCGACATGGTAAACTCTCAAGTAAAATATATCTATTTTTATATTTTTCTTTTTCTATACGAATAACATTATCAATAAATTCCTTCATTTGTCTTATTATCATCTGACACGCAAATGAATTTGGTTCTTTAATTATCTCACCAATAATCACAAGATACAGTGATTCATTTATACTGGTTGGAACTATCAATATGTGAATATTACCAGAATGTTTTTTTCTAAATATTCCTTTGTAGTTCTTCAAAACATAGTATTTGAAGTCAAACATTACATATTCCTCACGATTGTCTTAAAAAATTGAAATAAGCACTATCATCAATAATTGCAGATACTTGACCTTCAAAATCTTGAAATTTAACTAAAATACTAACTGTAAAACCTTTTCTATTTGGTAAATATTTTACAGTAATACTTTTAACTGTCCCTCTATCATCATATCTTGATAATTTTGTAGCAATTTCATTTTCAATATTTTTTGCTGTTTGGGAATCTGCCGGTTCAAATACAAAATTTAATAATCTGGAACCAAAATCTGGATCGAATGGATATGTTCCGATAGGAGTTAGTAATATGGCATTCCACGATGATAATATAACATCCAAATCTTTTAATTTTGCAAAATCACCACTGGGGGATATTTTGGCACTAATATCAAATATTTTACTATCAGACCCTACAATTTGAGCATTAAATCTGTCGAGTAAATTCAAAAAATTTATCTCCTATATGTGATTCCAATTTTTATTATTTTTAATGATTCAACTCTTCCCAGATTACGAGGTTAGTAATCTGGGAATTCTTCATTGATCATTATTTATCCCTTTGTTAATTCCTCTATCTTTTTTTGTTTTTCTTCTTCGATTTTTATTTTCCACATAATAAAATCTAGAAAGGTCTTAATAGGCATATACATAATATCTATATATTTCTGACCAGTCAGATCCATGCATGTAAATATATTTTGATCCATATTTTTTTTATATTCAGCTATTTTATCAAACTGAGAACACCATCCGAAAAAATTGTTCCACCAAATCTATATTAATGATATCACTGTTTCCACAGTACTGACATGTAGTTTGACATTTTAATTCAATACCAAAATTACCAAACTTTTCTGCATATTCATTGAATAATGCTCTCTTATCGAGTGGTGGTAGTGTCATATATGCATCTAAAATATCAGTTCGTTGATCGTAAACCAGTGTATCATCACCTCCTTCTGTCTCCTGAGTAAATTTTTGAATCGGTAATGTAATTGAAATCAATTCATTATCAGCAGACAACGATTTAAAGGCAGTAATTTCATCGATTAACGTAGGTTGTTTTATATACGCAAAAACACCTTTAGTCTTAGGAAGAGGTAATTTAATAACTTTGGTTAATATATCATTCGATGGATACGGATTAAAATTAAATGTTGAACTGGCCTGAATGGTTATTGGATATTCTTTATTACATGCTACACAACTTACCATATAATTTCTAATTTCTTCATATGAAATATGATATAAACCGTACAATAAAGCATCTCTATCTTTAAGTGTTATTTTTTTCATAAAGTCTTCATATGTTTTAATTTCTTCTGGCCTCGAAACGGTACATTCCCATAGAATTCTATTTAAATGTTCTGTTATTTTAATTGGTGTAACTAAACTTCCCTTTAATCTCTGTTCTTTTTGAACATTTAATGTACTCACGGTAAATGAATAATGAGTATGAGGGGTAATCACCTCATATTCAGGATACTCAATATTTTGAAAACCTGTAAACATTAAATTCTCCTTTTTCATAATTTATACGTTATTTATTCGTTAATTCAGAGTTTTGTATATGACTCTATTAATTTAATTTCCTTACATATTTTTTAAAAATTTATCCTTCTGCTCTTTGTTTGGCAGATGCTGCTGTTCCAGCCAATGTTGCACTTAATCGACTAATTTTTTTCTCAATTTTCACCTTACATTTTTCTGGATTTCTGGCTTTGGCACATTTAGACATACCCGATCTTAATGCATTAATTTGAAGTTTGATTCCGTTAATTTTATATTGTTTTCTACACGCTCTACGATCTATGGCTTTCCGACACATCCTACCAGCTTTTGTCATATATCTCTGGAATACTTTATATGCCCCATACAAAATAAGTCCTGGTCCTCCAGTAAGAACGGTAGCAGCAGCGGCTTTACCAACAGTCCCTAGTTCTTCACTAATTAATTCAAATTTGCCTTCTATAATATTTTGAGCCAACTCATTTAGAGAAATTTCTTTTTCTGTATTTGATATTTCATCGGGTAAAATACCTTCGAAGAACATAGATAGAATTTGATAATTAGACGCTTCATTGATAACAAAATTAACCATTTGTTTTAACATTTTAGAATCATGACCTTGTTCTTCTAACACATCACATAATTCTTCCTTGACAACATAAATAAAATCTTCTAATTCGTTTTCACTAACCATATCAAATCTTTTATTGATAACGTTAATGGCATCTTCATCTAATCTCTCAAACTCACCATCGAGAATTAAAGTCTTTAATTCAGCATCTGATGCCTCATTCAGTATAAAATTAAATAATTGTTTTTTAGCAGAATCTGAATATCCAGATTCCATTACAGCACTACCAGCTAATTTTTTTAATTCTTTTTTATTAGTCATTTTATTAACTCCTTTAATTGTTTAATATTATTTCTTATCTTATTTTGGCTTGAACCTCTGCCATTTTCTTTCTGATTATTTCCGTACATTTAGATGGGTCTTTAGAATTTTTACATTTATTCATACCACTTTTCAAAACACTAAATTGTTGTTTAAGTGCCTGATTTTTAGCATTTTCTAGGCATTTTGTTCTATCTTCACCCTTAAATGTTTGACATCTTTTTCCGTATGTTTTCATAAATTTTTTGTATGCCGCAAATGCCCCATATAAAATTAGACCAATACCAGCACCTGCTGCACTTATATTGGCAAGACCAATAGAACCTGCGGCGGCAGCAGTAGCAACTCCAGCACCACCAAAACCAGCAATGGTCCCAGCAACTTTACCAGCACCCTTAATTTCATTTATAAAATTATAATATTCAGCCTCTTTCTGTTCATTGACAGTTTCTTCTGGAACAATACCTTCAAACACCATCGATAAAACTTGATAATCAGATGCCTCATTAACAATAAAATTTATTATATTTTCAAACTTGTTCATATCTTTACAGTCTGATTCTATTATTTTACACAAAACTTCTCTTCCAACCTCAACGAAATCTTTTGTTTCTTCAATTCTGTCTTGATTGGCTTGTTCTAATGTGATACTGAATCTTTTATTGATGATATCGATGGTATCTTCTTCTAATTTATCAATTACTTTTCCATCAAGAATTAAAGCCTTTAATTGAATCTCAGAATCCTCACTCAAAACAAATTTTAATAATTGTATTTTAGCGGAGGTAGAATATTCAGACTCTTTAATAATCTCTCCAGCCATTAATTTAAGTTCTCTAATTATCATTTTACCTTTTTCCTTATTAATCAGTTTTAATAATTTTTTTTGGGTTTTTCGTATTTTATTTTTTACCACTTCCTGACATTTTTTTTTAGAATCCTTAGATTCGGAACATTTTTTAATACTACTTCTGAGTTTTTTAATCTGGGCTTTGTATCCCTTAATTCGATATTTATTAATACATTCTTTTTTATTTTTCGAATTTTTGCAAGCTCTAGCACCAGCACCTAAATATTTTCTGTAAATAACTACGGATCCTAATATTATTAATCCAATAAATTCATTTAAATTTTCCATTTTGATTAAATCCTAAATCGGGTCAGAAATATTATCTGTACTGATTTGAAATAAAATTACGATCCAACAATACGGTCCCCATAACCAAGAACAGTAGATCTTGAAGGTAGAAATATTTCTTGCATCAAACTTGAACATTTATTATATACCCATTGTTCATGATAAATATAATCAACGTTGAATTCAATTTCGATATCTAATTTGGCTACGTTCTCTACATCGCTTGCAAATAAATCTTGAGGATCTTTAGTTGGGAATACCCCATCATAACATGCATAATATTCTGGAGTTTGTCCATCAGGTGAAGTTGTCCAATAATATAGTGTTGATGCATATTTACTCTTTGAATAACCATCACCATTTTCACCATCTGTCAATTGAGAAACACCAGTTCTATAATCACGGATCAGTTTAGTCCAACCATGAATGATATCAAGAACAGGAGTCTTATTAAATTCTAAAAATTTCAATGTGACACCAGTTCCA